GCGACGCGGACGAAGGACAAGTATGGAAATGTGACTGGCACCTTCTCTGACGCGACAACCCCGACCGATGCGCAGGTCGAGGTTCTGATCGCTGACGCCGTCGACAAGGTGTCCATCCGCATCGGCGACGACATCCCTGAGGGTCTTTTCGAAGATGCCAAGGATGTCGCCGCCCTGCGGACGGCCATGCTGATCGAGTCGACATACTTCCCCGAGCAGATGCAGAACTCGCGCTCGCCGTACACAGTCCTCAAGGCGCAGTTCGACGAAGACATGCAGGACCTGCTCAACTCCATCTTCTCGGTGTCGACTGGTGGATCCCTCAGCGATCCCCCGACACCCAACGCCCCGCGTGGCGCCTTCCCTCCGGCGACGCCGTGGCTCACGAGGCCGATGTAAGTGCCGGTCTTCGAAGTATTCGCCACGCCTGGCCATGACGGCAAGACCGTGGCCTTCAGGTTCCAGCGCATGGGAGCGGCAGCTGTTCGCGCCAAGCCCGCGATGGAAGCGATCGCTGCTGTGATGTTCCGGGCCTACGGGATGACGTTCGAGTCTCAGGGTAGGCGCGGCGGCGGCTCTTGGAAGCGCGACAGCGTCGAGTGGCTCGAGCGCAAGATGCGCAACAACCTCGATCCGCGCATCGGTCACGCCACACTGGCGCTGCGCCGCTCCATGAGCGTCCCCGGCGCGGCGCACCAGTCACTCGAGATCGGAAACACATTCGTGCACCTCAGCACCGACCTACCCTACGCTGCCGTTGAGCAGCGCGAGCGCCCGTTCCTGCGGCTGTTGCCGGGTGACAAGCTGGCGATGCGCAACATCGTGCGCGACTATCTGCTCGGTACGTTCAGGGCGGCACGCGCGTGAGTGACATCTTCTTCGCGATCCGCCTGGCGGATGACCTGGAGGATGCGGTACTCGCAACGCTGGAGAAGTGGTGGCCGGTGTATGTGAAGGAGCTCGAGCTTCAGTCACCGGCTCTTCCTGATCCGAAGAATATTGAGGTGGGCTCGCTGCCCGCGCCGAAGGCTTGGTTGAAGGCGAACCAGCTGGACCGCGAGGCCACCGATAACTTGCCCGCGATTGTCGTGGTCAGCCCCGGCATGAGCGGCAGGGCGGCACCGAAGCAGGAGGGGGACGGATCCTTCCGCGCGTTCTTCAGCATAGGTGTCGGCGTGTTCGTGTCCGCAGACAAGCGGGACAACACGATGCGTCTGGTCCGGTTGTACACTGCAATCGTTCGCACCATTCTGCTACAGAAGCAGAGTCTTGACGGATTCGCTGATGGTACAACCTGGCTCGACGAGAGCTACGATGACAGCTTCACCTTCACCGACGACTCGACCATCAGCGCTGGTCAGGTCGTCTTTGAGATCGAGTTGTCAGGCGTAGTCAATCGGTACGGCGGTCCGGCGGTGTACGGTGGACCGCCTCCCGAACCGGACCCGGACACGCAGCCGGGTAGTACATGGCCAGCGGTGGAATCCACCACCACCACCGTCGAGGTGAAGGAGTCATGACGATGGAATACAAGTGGGTGGGCAACCATCCGCAGGATCTCGCCAGCGGCCGTGTGCTGGCTCCCGGCGAGACGTGCGAGCTCAGCCCTGCCGAAGCGGAAGACCCGCACAACGCAGCGCTGATCGACTCCGGTGCACTCATCGGGGTTCATCGTAGGGCAAAGAAGGGAGATGAGGAATGAGGCCTGGCGTCCAGATTCAGGTTCTGGACTCCGCTCCGCCGCGTTCCGCTCCCACGGACACCGGCGTCTGGTTCGTCGTAGGTGAGACGGAGCAGGGCCGCACCGACATGCCGACGCTGATTCGGTCGATGGACGACTACGGTCGTCTGCTCGGCGACCGGGTCACCTTCGGTTTCCTGTACGACGCGCTGGAGGTGTTCTTCCGCGAGGGAGGCAGCGCGGCGTATGTCGGGCGCGTCGTGGGACCGGCTGCGGTCAAGGCGAGCCACAACCTGGTCGATGCAGTTCCGACCACGTCGCTCGTCGTCACGGCCATCGGGCCTGGCGACTACGGCAACAGCCTGAAGGTTCAGGTTGTCGCGGGCGACGTGAGTGGATACCAGATCCACATCCTGGACTCCGACGACAACCTGCTCGAGAACTCGGGCGACCTCGCCGATCAGGCGAGTGCGGTTGCATGGTCGGCGTTCAGCCAGTACGTCCGGATCACCCTCGGTGCCGCGAGTGACAACCCGGTCGTTGCAGCTGCCACTGCGCTGAGTGGTGGCGACGACGACCGCGCGTCAATCACGGATGCCGATTGGCTGGACGCGCTCAACCTGTTCTCGAAGGACCTCGGCCCTGGTAACGTCTCGGCTCCCGGCCGGACGACGACCACGGGCTACACCCAGCTGACGGCGCACGCAGCCGCCAACAACCGGGTGGCCTTCCTGGACGGGCCGGACACCGCCAACGCTGCAACGGTCGAGACGGCCGCTGCAAACGCGAAGGGCGGCGGAGACGGCCAGTACGCGGCGTTGTTCGCACCGTGGCTCGTCGTGCCGGGCATCGTCGCCGGGACCCAGCGCACTGTTCCACCGTCGGCGCTCGCTGCCGGCAAGTGCGCGCAGGTCGATCCGGTCTACGGTCCGGGCACACCGGCTGCCGGAGTGAAGGGCGTCTCGTCCTTCGCCACCGACACGTCCCAGCCTGACTGGGATGACACCACGCGCGACACGCTCAACACGGATGGGGTCGACGTCATTCGCGTGCTCAACGGCGCTGTGACGATCTACGGCTGGCGCTCCCTGGCCGATCCCATCAACAACCCCGACTGGGTTCCGCTCGGCACGGTCCGCTATCTCATGGGGCTGGCCGCTCGCGCGTTCTCCGTCGGGCAGGAGTTCGTGTTCGCTCCGATCGACGGACAGGGGCACACGATCTCGGCCTATCAGGGTGCACTCGTCGCACTCTGCCTGGCCGACTGGAACGCAGGCGAGATCTATGGCCAGACGTCGAGCGATGCGTTCAACGTCGACACCGGGCCTGCGGTCAACACACCGACGGTGCTGGCAGGGAACGAGCTCCGTGCTGTCATCTCCGTCAGGCCGTCGCCGATGGCGGAGCTCGTCACGATCCAGATCGTGAACACCCCGATCACCCAGGCGGTGGCGTGATGCTCAAGCTACCCGACTGGCTCCGTAAGGCGGAGCGGTTCACGATGGCCGTCGGTGGCCCGACGCGCTCGGACACCTACAGCATCAACGTCCGAATCGCCCACCCGGTCAACGGGAACATGATCAACTACGGCGTCTGGGACAAGATGACGGGCGGCGACCTGTCCGCGTCCTCGACGTCGTACCGGCCTGGCGGCATGGCACCGCCGGTGTCGCTCGGCGGGCAGAAGACCACCGCTGCGATCACCGTCTCGCGTCTGTACCGGCTCGCTCGCGACCATGATGTGGTCCAGCAGCTGTACGACTCGGTCGGCAAGTCGCAGATGGTGCTCACGCGCCAGCCGCTCGACATCGACGGCAACGCCTACGGCAAGCCGATCGTCTGGGTCGGGATCCTCGACTCGGTCAAGGTCCCTGACGTCGACTCGGAGTCGTCGACCGCTGGGCTCATCGAGCTTGGCATGGTCGTCGACGGATACCCGTCGAGCTAGGGCAACCCACGGAGGGAGCAGAAATGACGGACGAAACGACGCAGCGGGTGGGGGCAGTCGGCGACGACGCTCCCACCACGCTGCTCGACCAGCTGGCCTCGAAGCGCAAGGAGATCGCGGATATCCGCGAGACCTTCGTGCCCATCCCTGGGTACGACAAGGAGCCTCCGCTTCTGCTGGCGAAGTATCGGCTACTCGAAGGGCCGGAGCTTGATCGCATCGGCTCGAGGGTGCGCCGTGACGTGAAGGGCCGCTGGGACCGGCAGATCACTGCCGCGATCGACACCTTCATTGCAGCGTGCGAAGGCATCTACGTCGACACCGGCGACGGTGCAGGCCCGAGGCCGCTTACGCTCAACGGAGAGCCGATCACGGGCTACACCGAGGAGCTCGCTCAGGCACTGAAGTTCGCGAGCGAGCTTCCATCTCCGGCGACTGCACGCTCGGTGGTCCTCGGTCTGTTCACCAACAACGATGTGGCCATCAGCAGCCACGCGATGGTGCTGTCGCGCTGGTTCGCTGACACGTCGATTGATGTGTCGCAGGAGATGCTGGAGGGAAACCTCTAGAGCACGACGAGATCGTCGCTGCTGCTGAAGTCGCCATGGCCGGACTCGACCCCATCTCATTCTTGAAGGAACAGGACGAGGGTCGCCGCTCCCTCATGCATGCGGTGGGTCGAGCGGCCACGGCACTTCGCGAGCGTGAAGGGAACAATCTTGTCGTGCAGTTGACCAACAACATCGCAAGGATGCTGGGCGGATGAGCACCTCAGAAGAGATCATCGTCAACGCAGTACTGGCTGGCGTCCGCGAGTACAACGCGAACGCTGCGTCGGTTGCCGCCTCCAACGAGGAGATGGCTGCCTCGACCAAGATGGTCGGGGATGCTGCAGCGACGACGACAAAGCGCAGCTACCTGATGAACCAGGCGATGTTCACCGTGCGTCGCTTGATGTACGGGACGACACTGGCCGTCCTGGGTCTTGGCATCGAAGCCACCAAGATGGGCTTCAACTTCGACAAGGGCATGCAGGTCGCCCGTGTGTCGATGAAGGGCTTCCTGCCCACGACCCAGGCGGTCAATGAAGAGCTCAATCGGCTGTACAACTTCGCGGCCTACACGCCGTTCCAGTTCCAGGACATCGTCCTGGCCACCCGAAAGATTCTGCCGTTCGTTGACAACGTCAAGACGGCCAACCAGTTGATCCACGATCTGGTCGACTCGCTTGCAGCGATGGGCCTGACGACCGGAGCCGCGCTGAACCGTGGCGCGCTCGCCCTCAACCACATGCTGTCGCTCGGGCGTGTGACCGGGCTGACAGTCAACCAGCTGACGCGCGACAACATCCCATTGTTGCTCGCGCTCGCGAAGTATTATGGCGTCACGACGGAGCAGATCCGCGAAATGGTCAAGCAGGGTCTCATCCCTGCGACCGCCGGGATCAAGGCGCTGCACCAGTACATCACCACGACGCCCGGTTACATCAACGCCGCGATGAAGATCGCTACCAAGTCGCTGACCGGAGCGTTCACGACCTTCAAGGACATCATCATGAAGTCCTTCGGCTCGGCAGAAGGTGGATTGTTCAGCGGGCTGCAGCACATTCTGCAGGGTGTTGACGTTGCGCTCGCGCCACTGCTGGCAGGAGGCAAGAACATCTCTCTCTATCAGCTGGCTCAGGCGTTCGACCAGGTGCTCTCTCCGAAGACGCACACCGTCATCTATCTCTTCACGCTCTTCAAGGGCGTGCTTGATGGTGTCATCTTCGACATTCACTTGCTGAGCAAGGCGCTGAGCATCGTGCTCTACCCGCTCGATCTGTTCAGCCATGGTGGCGGCGACGCCCAGTGGGTGATGCACCTCTTCGGGCTTGCCATCGGCACCGCAATCGTCTTGCTCGGGCTGTACAAGACCGGACTGATGATCGCGGTAGTTGCGCAGACGCTCTGGACCGCAGCGACCAAGGTCGGCGCAGCAGCCACCTTCCTCTACGAAGTTTGGATCCTGCGCGCCGAGTATGCGCAGCTGCTGCTGAGCAAGGCTCAGGTCGTCGGTGCTGTCATCATGGGCATCTGGGAGGCAGCGACGCTGCTCGGGGCTGAGGCAGTCACCGCACTGACGCTGGCCATCCTCGCCAACCCGTTCGCCTGGCTGGCCGGACTGATCGTGCTGGTGGTGGCCGGTCTGGTGATCCTCTACTTCAAGTGGAAGTTCTTCCATGACCTCGTGAACAATACGTTCAACTGGGTCGTATCTCACTGGAAGCTGCTCGCCGCGCTCTTGGTCGCACCGTTCGCTGTCGCGGCCTACGAGATCTACAAGCACTGGGACACGATCAAGAAGTACGTCGAGGATGTATACAACTGGATCGTCAAGAAGATCCACACCATCACCGGGCTATTCGGAAGGCTCTACGATCACATCCCCGGCCACGGGCTGATCAGCGGCGCGCTGCACCTCATCCCTGGGCTCGCCTCGGGCGGCACCGTGACCAACCAGGGACTGACATGGGTCGGCGAGAGTGGACCTGAGCTCCTCAGCCTGCCGCGCGGCGCGTCGGTCCTCCCGCTTGACGACAGTGCCCGGAAGGGCGGCATGATGTCGGGCATTCTGGAGAATCTGGTTCTCAAGATCGACCCGGCCGACATTCACATGGACGGCAAGAAGGTCGGTAACATCGTGTTCAAGCACTACTCGCTCGCGAAGGCCCACGCCTGATGCTGACGCCGCGCTCGAAGTTCAGCGTGACCTTCACTGCAGACGGAATCGGCTCGGTCACCGCACTGCTCGGTGACA